TCTTGCATTTTCTGGAGAAGAAATAGTCATAACAGGACAAGATTGGGGAGATGTTGAAAGCGGAGAAGCAGATTGGACAGCCGTTGCAAATGATATTGTTAGAAACTATGCAGCATATGCAAATATTCCAGGTTTCGAAGCAGTTTTATTGTATGAAGACGGAATAGAAGAAAAGTGTATGTGTATAGATGCCGGTATGCATGGATTGGATGCATATCCAAAAGCAGATTATGAGATAGTTCTGGATCAGTTGACGGAAGAGAGTGGTGCAGGAGGGTTGGATGCTATCAATCTTTTAGGATTTGATGGATCGACTTCTGATTTAGGAGAATTCTTTACTATAGATTCTGAATTCCTAAAGAAAAAAGGCATAACAGGAGTTATGCCATACAAATATGGTCCAAATTGGGCATATGGATTTGGATACTCTGATCAGAATGTATTAGCAGTAGGTATTCCAGAATACAAGAATTGGGAAGCAAGAAATTCTTCAAAAATAAGAATGTCTGGTGTACCAAATGGTGAACCTTATTCTTTCGGGAATCAATGGCTTGATTGGTCTGGACGAATAGGATCACCAGAAATAGAGTATGTTCCAGTCAGTCCTATCACATATGGTGGTGGCGATTTTGTTGATGCAAATTTTGGTTATCGTGGTAAATTAGATGGTAGTCTTATATACAAAGGAAGGCTCCCCTCTGATGTTTTAGCATATGAAGGCGAAGGTTATACCTTTGCATTTCTTGGATTATCTTCGGGAACGATTCCTTCAGGATTTGCTGGTGTACAATTGTCTCTACTTGCTCTTACTTCTATTCGATTAACCGATGCTGTAACAAATCAAGAAGCATATGGAACTAGTGGATCTCTAGAAGACATCATTTTCTCTTCTTCATTCTACGAATCAAACATAGATAAGTCTATCTACACACAATGAGGTACAATATGAAAGCAAAACTATCGCAAATTTTCGACGCACATCCTGCTATTGAGTTTCTGGCACAGCAGTACTTTACTATCACTCATGTAAAAAATATGGCCGATTTGATAGATTCTTTGAATGACCATTACTCGTATATTGCAGAAAAACAAACTTCTCTTTTAGAGTTTTATGGAACAAAAAACGAAGAGGGAAAATATGATGTTCCAGATGATAAAAAGCCATTTTATGAAGAAGAATTATCAGAATTTCTAAATCAAGAGGTAGAGTTAAAATGGAATCCAATTCCTATTGAAGATTTAGGAGCGACTGTCAAACTGCCAATACAGGCATATAAACTCATAGAATTCCTATTTCTTGAGGAAGCAAAGAGTGCCTAAATTAGATTAGTCTCCTTATACATAATATCGGAATAAAGGGGACTATATGGCACAACCATCATCAAGACAGACTCTTAAAGATTATTGTTTACGGCGACTCGGCTCGCCAGTTATCAATATCAATGTTGACGATTCACAACTAGAGGATCGTTTAGATGATGCGCTACAATTGTTTGCTGAATATCATTTTGATGGCGTAGAGAGGATGTATTTTCCTTATCAAGTGACAGCACAAGACATCACAAATCAGTATATTAACACAAATAACATAAGTGCAAATATAATCACAGTTCTTCGTGTTTTTCCATTTTCTGAAAGTGGTTCGGCTGCAAGTAATTTCTTTAGCGCAAGATACCAAATGCACCTTCAAGACTATTTCGGTCTTCGAAATGGAAATTTCAATTTAGCATACTACGACATAGCACAGCAATATGTAAATCTTGTTCAAGACTATTTGGAACCAGAAAAGGCTTTCACATTTAGTCGTGTAACAAATAAACTTCGATTAGACACAAATTGGTCTGAAGTTCTACACGCTGGCGATTATCTGATGATTCAGGCATATGTTGTTCTAAATGCATCTGATTATCCAGAAATATACAATGATCGCCTTTTGAAAGATTATTATACTGCGATAGTAAAGCGTCAATGGGGACAAAATCTATCGAAATTTTCTGGTATTCAATTATTGGGTGGCGTTCAGATGGATGGTCAAAAGATATACGATGAGGCCCAAACTACTATAGACAAAATTGAAGAACAACTACAAAACAAATACGAATTGCCTCCAGATTTTATGGTTGGATAACACATGGCAAAAAATCCATTTTTCAGAACAGCCATAGAAGATTCAAGACTGATGGAAGATCTTGTAATAGAATCCATCAAAGTCAATGGTTATGACTTTGTCTATATTCCCCGTGAGTCTATAAGAAGAGATAACCTCTTTGGAGAAGATCTTCTATCGAAATTTACAGATACAGGAATTGTTGAAATGTATGTTGCATCATTTGATGGTCCTCAAGGTGGAGAAATTTTCTCAAAGTTTGGACTTGAACACAAAGAGAAGATAAAATTCATAGTATCTAAAAAGAGATTTGACCAATGTATGGCCCATATCTTTCCGAAGATTATTAGACCAAGAGAAGGCGATCTTATTCACTATTTGCCATTTAAACAGTTTTTTGAAATTTCTTTTGTCGATGAGCAAGCAGGAGTTCCTTTCTATCAAGGAGATAGACTGTATGCTTATGAAATAACAGCAGAAGGATATCAATTTGATAGCGATAAGATTGAAACAGGATTTACAGAAATTGATAACCTTCTTGTTGCCGAAGATCAACTGTTAACATCTATTGATCTTAATGGAATATCTGGAGAATTTTCTAATAACGAAAGAGTATATGTTGGTGGTTCTGTATCTGATTCGACCTTCTTGGGAACTATTGTAAACTACAATAAAAATGATCCAGATAAATTGGAATTGAAGTCTGTAAGTGGAAACATAACAAGTGCGGTTGGAGCAACTCTCTATGGAGAACTTTCTGGTGCACAAGGAATCATTTCTGCCGATCTTGGTAATACAACAGATAAAATTCCTATCGACTATTATGGTTATAATGATGAATTAAGAAAAGAAGGACAAATAATCATTGATTTCTCTGAAATTGATCCTTTCTCGGAGGGTAACATCTGATGTTTGGATATTTCTATCACAATACAATAAGAAAATATGTTGTTGCATTTGGAACTCTATTCAATAATGTGCAAATCGAAAGGCCAACAGAAAATGGAGGAAAACAAAGAATCCGTGTTCCTCTTTCTTATGCTGCAAAAGAAAAATACATTCGTAGACTTCAAGAAGGTCTAGAAATACTGATAACAGAAGACAATCAACAGGGGCTTTGGACTGGTTTTTTGCCTCGTATGTCTTTTGAAATCACAGATATACAGTACGATCCGTTGAGAAAAAGAAATACTCTTTCAAAAAACAGAGTATATGAACCTACTTCAGATAAATTGGCGTACAATTACGCAGAAGTTCCATACAATTTCGATTTTACTCTGAATATACTCACAAGAAAAATGGATGATGGTCTACAAATTGTAGAGCAAATAATTCCATATTTTGCACCAGAATTTACCCTATCACTTGATCTTGCTGATTTTGCACAAAAAATTGATGTGCCTATTGTAATGAATGGATTTCAACAGAATATAGAATTTGAAGGAGAGGGTTCAGATGTTGATATTCGTGTTGTGTCTTGGCAATTAGATTTTACAATGAGAGGCTATATTTACGGTCCAACAAAGAATGCTTCGGTAATCAAGAGTGCAATAGCCCAATTTTTCGATAAAGACAATGATTACAGAATTGAGGCTTTGCGTGTGAATGCAACAGGTGGAACAGGAAGTATAGGAACAGGAACAGGAGCAACTCTCAATCCTGAAACTTATGGAACAGAAGTGATAATTTTTGGTCCAACTGCTTCAAATGGAGACATTTTTGATTCTTGATAGGAGATATTATGAAAGACTATGAAGAAGATTTACCACAAGAAGACAAGATATCTAAAAGACTAGACATACCGTTTATTCCACAGGAACCAGCAAAGATAGTTTCCACAGATATTGCTCTTATTGAAGGTGGTAAGAGAATAGAAGATATTGATCTAAAGAAAGACTATCTTACTGTTAGAAAGAATCTTCGTGAAATTCTTATGAGTGGTGCTGACGCTATAGACAGTGTTCTTACTGTTGCAAAAGAAAGCGACTCTCCCCGAGCCTATGAAGTCGCTGCACAACTGATAAAGGCTGTTGCTGATGTAAACAAAGATCTATTAGAGATCCATCATAAGGTAAAGACAATCGAAAATACCGAAGATGGTGGACAAAAAGCAACTTCAATCACCAATAACTCTATATTCGTTGGAAGCACAAAAGATCTACAGGCTGTTCTAAAGGAACGGTACAAGGAAATGATGAACACAAAAGTCATTGATGCCGAAGTACACAATGTAAAGGATGATGAAAGTGACAGACAGACTTGACAAAGGCGCATATCTTGGTAATCCTAACCTAAAATCTGCAAATGTTCCTGTAGAGTTCACAGAAGAGCAGGTCGGAGAATACCTTCGCTGCTCTGAAGATCCTGTTTACTTTATCAAAAATTATGTTAGGATTGTGAATCTTAATGAAGGTCTTGTTCCGTTTGAACTCTATGACTTTCAAGAGAAATTTGTTCGCACCATTCACCAGAATCGCTTTGTCATATCGAAATTTCCCCGTCAGAGTGGTAAATCTACAACGGTTATTTCGTATATTCTCCACACTGTTCTTTTCAATCCTAATCAGAATGTTGCTATTCTTGCAAATAAACTGGCTACCGCCCGTGAACTTCTACATCGTCTAAAACTTGCATATGAGCATCTTCCAAAGTGGCTTCAGCAAGGAGTGATCAGTTGGAACAAGGGTTCGATTGAATTAGAAAACGGCTCAAAGATACTGGCATCGGCTACTTCTTCGTCGGCTGTTCGTGGTAATTCGTTCAATCTTATCCTTCTTGACGAGTTTGCCTATGTTCCCTATAACATTGCAGACGAGTTTTTCTCCTCTGTCTATCCAACTATCTCATCAGGAAAGAACACCAAAGTCATAATCGTATCCACTCCAAAAGGTATGAATATGTACTACAAATTGTGGACAGATGCGGTAAATAAAAGGAACGAGTATGTTCCTGTCGAAGTCTTTTGGGACGAAGTGCCTGGTCGTGACGAGGAGTGGAAAGCACAAACAATCAAGAATACCTCTGAAGAGCAGTTCAGGGTAGAGTTTGAATGTGATTTCGTTGGTTCGGTACATACTCTTGTTTCTTCTCGTAAACTCAAAACACTCTCATTTGTCAATCCTCTCTATAAAAACGATGATGGTTTCAAAGTATACGAGAAGCCGAAGAAAGACCACAACTATATCCTGATAGCCGATACCTCCCGTGGAACAGGAAATGACTATCATGCCTTTACAATTATAGACATGACCGAGGCTCCTTATCGTGTTGTTGCAACTTTCCGCAACAACCTTATGCCTCCTGCAATTTATCCAACGGCTATCGTGTCTGCTGCACGACAGTTCAACAATTCTATGGTGTTGGTAGAATTGAATGACATTGGAGGGCAGATTGCAGACATCATACACGAAGAATTCGAATATGAAGGGTTGATGTCTACTTCTGTCAAAGGAAGAAAAGGTCAGGTTCTAGACGGTGGTTTCAATGCACAGAATCAGCAAAGAGGTGTAAAGACAACGGAAGTGGTGAAGCGAGTTGGATGCACAACCCTCAAAGGACTAATAGAACAGGAAAAATTAGTAATTGAGGACTATGATCTGGTCAAAGAATTATTTTCTTTTGTTTCCAAAAAGAATTCTTTTGAAGCGGAAGTTGGACACCACGACGATCTTGTGATGACTCTTGTTCTTTTTGCTTGGCTTACAACTCAACTTTATTTCAAAGATATCGTTGGAGGAAATATATCTTTAGAAATGTACGGAAAAGAGATAAAAGCACTTGAAGATGAGATGTTTTTTGGATTTATTGATGATGGTCTGACTGATCACGACGAGGTTTCTGACGGCTGGCATAAGGCATAATTCGAAGTTTCCCCTTTTATACATACAGGGAGAACAATAATCCGATATTAGATTTTGCCTAAAGGAGAGCGCACATGGCATTCCAAGTCAGCCCAGGAGTAAATGTAACAGAAATTGACCGCACAGGAGTAGTCACTCAAGTCTCGACAACGACAGCGGGATTTGCAGGAGACTTTCGTTGGGGTCCAGTAGAACAAATCGTAACTATAGATTCAGAAAATGCCCTTGTTGAGAACTTTGGCAAGCCAGATGAAAGCAATTATCTATCATTTCTTTCAGCAGCAAATTTTCTTGGATACGGTTCTGCTCTACAGGTCGTTCGTGCAGCAAATTCAACTGTCAAATTGGCATCTAGAATTTCTGGATACACAGCAAACACTATTTGGAATGATGAATTATACAATCAAGCCACCGACTATGGGCAATCAGCAGCCTCTGGATTTACTGGTGTAATGATTGCAAAATATGCAGGTATACTCGGAAACAGTCTAAAGATTTCTTATTCTGATAACTTTGAGCGTGGTATTATTTTTACCGCTCTTGCTACTTCAGGTGGTGGATTAGGAATCACTTTCTCCACTTCCAGTGTTCAAATAGGTTTGACAGGCACAGGAGTTACTGGTGAGATAGCAAAGATTGCTGTTGGCGACTATCTAAAATTTGCAGATAGCAGCAAACAGTACCTAATAACAGGATTCACTCTTGGATCTCCTTCTGGAACAAATGCTTCAGTTACACTTGCTATTTCTGGAAACACAGCAGACATACAAACTGCTCTAGCAGGTAAAACATCTGCAACATCCCTTTGGTCTTATGCTTCATATGTTCCATATACTAGTGGAACCAGTAGTCTGGCAACTGCGAAGGGATATACTGGAGATGAGATCGGATTGGCAGTAATAGACGAAGATGGTGCTGTATCAGGAACACCTGGTACTGTTCTTGAAGCATGGATAGGATCCAAAGCAGCAAATGCTGTTCTTTCGGACGGAACAAATAATTACTATCCAAACAAAGTAAACGAATCACGATATGTTCGTTGGATCAGTCATCCAGAAAGTAGTGAGTTGAGTGCATCTGGAGTAGAGTTCGGAGGAACATTTGCCAATGTTGGAGGTTCTGGTACATTCAAGTCTCTCACAGCAAACATTTATGCTTCTCTCACAGGAGCGACCGACCCTGCCGTAACAACAGGAAATCTTTACACAGCATACGATCTGTTCAAAGACACAGATAATGTTGATGTTTCTCTCCTAATTCAAGGAGGCCACAGCACCGATGTAGCAAAATACATCGTTGATATTGCGGACTTGAGAAAAGACTGTGTTGCCTTTATTTCTCCAGAAATAACAGATGTTAAAGATAAAACACCAGCACAAGCCTACGAAAATGTAGTTGATTTCAAGAAGAATATTCTAAATAAGAATACATCTTATGCAGTTCTTGATAGTGGATGGAAATATCAATACGATAAGTATGTTGATGCATACCGTTGGGTTCCACTCAATCCAGATATCGCAGGTTTGTGTGCACGCACAGACAATCTAATAGATCCTTGGTTTTCACCAGCAGGATACAACCGTGGACAAATTCGCAATGTGGTAAAACTTGCTTTCAATCCAACTAAAGCCCTGCGAGATGGACTATATTCAAACAGTATAAATCCTGTCATATCGCAACCTGGACAAGGAACACTGCTGTTTGGAGACAAGACTCTTCTATCAAAGCCCTCTGCTTTTG